CATAAGCGGCGTCCGGCGCCTCATCCTCGGCGAATGCCGGGCTGTAGCCCGACAGCACAGCGGTAAAGTTGGTTGGGCCTTGGGATAGCTGGATCTGCTCCAGCGGCGCGGCGGCCATTTCATACTCGATGACTGCGCCGCCGGCTGGCGTGGCGGTACGTGTGATCGTGAATGCAGTGGCCGCGTTGATCGATGCCACCCAGTCCGCCACCGCGGGCACCACACACTGCACGTAGTTGCTGGCCCCGGTGCGCAGCGTGGCTTGCCAGGAGCTGATCGGCACGCGCACAAGCCCGCCGGGCGTGGTCAGATCCATCACGTAGCGGGTAACGGCGTCACCCATCTGCGTGGTGAAGTCGTGATAAGCAACGGCCGAAGCCGCACCAAGCGGCCCAGGAGTGCTGATGATGGCTTCAGGGAAAACCTCATCAAGCGACGCAAGATCGACATCCATCAGCTTGTGAAGACCGCCAAGGGTAATCTGCAAAAGGCTTAGGCCCGTGGCGTCTGTGGCCGCATCCGTGGCCGTAATGGTATGCCCGGCAAAGGCGATGCTTTGCGCCCCGGCAGAAACGGTTAGGGTGCCGGTGTAGCTGGTATCTGCAGCAATGTCAGCAGTAATGTCAACTGGGTCGTCGGCGCTTCCTAGCAGGCTTAAAAACCATGAAGTGACGCCTGTTCCGACGTTGTGCGTGGCGTTGATAGTTACCAATCCCCTGGCGCCGCTTAACGTGACCGAACACACAAGCCCCGGTATTTCGTACTCAGAAACAATAGCAAGGCTTGGCGCTGTCTTCCATACGAATGTGCATTCAACGTCCGTAATGGTCGGGTTTGAGTGGACGTTGGAAAAATGGTAATCTATGCCCGTGCTGCTGAAGTTATCCGGAGGGTCTCCGAACGATCCAGCGGCGCCCACACCTCCAGACCCGTCCAGCAGGCCGCCACCGCTCCACACAATGTCCTCAAATGCTGTTGGCGATGGAGTGCGCCCGTAGACCGACTCGCCTAGCGTGCCGTCAAATTCATCGTGCATCAATACGGCCATACCCGGCTTACCCCATTGTCGCCGTCACCACGCTGACAGGGCCGTCCGCGATGATGGTCAAGGTGTTCAGTACGATCTTTCCTGAGACGGCGGAAGTTCCGGCCTGCGCGGGCAGGCTCAGGTGCACCAGGCCGGCAGAGTCGCAGAACTCGCCATAAGCGGCCGTGCCGGAGGCGTCCGCGCTGGCGTCGGTCCCGGCAATGCTGAAGGCCAGCTGCCCGGTGGTGCCGTTGACCGTGCCGCAGGGGTCGGACAGCGGCACCTGCGCCAGCAGCACATCGGCGGCGTCGCGGATCTTGATGCTGCCGGCAGTGCCGATGTCGATCAGGTCTTTGAACGAGGTGTGTGCAGCAATCAATGCGGCGGCGCTGTAAGTGGCAACGGTGGGGACGGTCATGGTGTTCTCCGGGGTTCAGGCGGTCAGCTTTTCGACGACCAGCAGGCTCAGGGTGGATTTGTCAGAGGAGTTTTTGTAGACATCGGTCGCCACCAGGTACACGCCGGCACGGCACGACAGGCGCAGGCGCGAATACAGGCGCGTCAGGCGCTCGACCTGTGCCTCCTGCGCGGCGCTGGCTGGGCGCCACTCCAGGCGGATGATCCGGTCGGCATCGGTGGCGCCGAAGTCGTTGAACACGGCGCCGCCGTCCAGCGTGGCGATGCGGTTCATGCGCCGGCGGGTTTCGCCGAAGTCGCTGGCGGGCAACACGCGCAGGGTGAGCGCGCCGTCCAGGTCGAAGGTGGTGGTGGCCAGGTGGATCAGCATGGTTCGGTGTCTCGTTGGGTCAGGTGCCCAGCAGCATCTTCAGGCCGTCGGCGTTGACTCTCACCTGCAAGGTGCGAAGGATCTCCCACATGAAGGCCTCCAGGTGCGGCTGCAGGCCGGCGCCGTCGATCTTGATCAGCGCCTCTCCGTTCATCATGGCCTTGGTGCGCAGCTCGATCTCCTTGATGGTGGCCTCGATCAGCTTTTGTTGCAGAGCGAAAGACTTCTCGCGCAGGGCGTTTTCCTTCTCGATCTGGTCGTTGATCTTGCTCAGCTCGGAAAAGCTCAGGTTCTGATTGCCGAACATGCCATACAGCTTGCCCAGCACGTCGCCAGTGCTGGTGATGCTGGTGTTGATGCTGCTGAAGGCGCCGGTGATCTTCTGCGCGTCGGCCTGGATCTGGGCCACGCTGACGGCGGTCTGCTGCTCGATGAGTTTGATCTTCTCCTGGAAGTTCATCTTCGCAACTTCTTCGTTCCACTTCTTGGCGGCCTCCTCGGCTTTCTGCGTTTCCTCGGCGGTCTTCTTCAGGCTGGCGGCGGTCTTGTCGGTGGCGCCGCCGAGCTTGATGGTGCCGTCGGCCGACTTGACCAGCTGCTGCTCATAGCCTGTGATGGCGCCGGTGATGGCGTCGAACACCGGCACGGCCTTGTACGCATAGGTCAGCGTGCCGGCCTGCGCCTCGGCCAGCTTGCCGGTGCCCGCGGCGGCCTTGTCGGCGGCGTTGGCCGCGTCGATCATGGCCTTATTGGACGCGGCAAAGGCGTCACCCGACTGGTCAGCGACGGTGTTCACGCCGGCCAGCGCGTCGCCGGCCTTGACCCAGCCGTTGATCGCGTCGCTCCAGACCACCTGCCCGGTGTCCACCAGCTTCATCGCCTCGTCGATGGACTTGGCGGCAATGCCGGTGGTCTGCGCGAACTTCTCCAGCGTGGGGATGGACTTGGCCTGCACCTCGACGGTGGTTTTCTGCGACTCGTTGAGTTTGTCGTTGGCGGTTTTCCACTGCAGCAGCGAGTCCACCAGCTTGACCACCTGGTCGCTGGCCCAGTACGCAGCGAAGGCCACGCCAGCGGCCTGCAGACCGAGCGCGACGCCTGGCATCGCGGCGCCGAAGGCCACAAACGCCTGCACCAGCCCGATACCCTGTTTGACCAGCAGGATGTCCACCAGCGCGGTCAGCGCGGGCATCAGGGTGGCCAGGCCGCCGGCCAGCGCGTTGATCTGCGTGACGGCGCCGCCGATCTCTCCGGCCATCTTGAACAGCTCGGGGTTGGTGGTGTCGACCTGGCTGCCGATCTTGACCAGCCAGTCGAACAGCGGCTTGAAGGATTCGATCACGCCTGCGGTGAAGTTGCTCAGGCCCAAGAAGGCGGCGCCGGACAACTCGATGGCGTGGGTCAGGCCGTCCACGGTGGTCAGGTCGATACCTTTGAACAACACGCCAAAGGCGTCGATCACCGACTGGATGCCTTTGGCGAACCCGCTCAGGTCGGCCTTCTCCAGCGCGGCGGGCAGGTTCTTGGCGACGGCCTCCATGGTCTTGGCCAGGTCGCCAATCAGGGTCTCGACGTAGGCCACCAGGTCTTTCAGCGCGCCGTCTTTCACGCTGGCGCCCAGTGCCTGGAAGATGTTGGCAATGGCAGCGGCCACGCTGCCGAACTCGTCGAGCAGCGGCGTGCCGATCTGCACCGTGAGCACGCCGAAGGCGCCGGCGATCTTGGCGGTGGAGACCGTCAGGCTGTCGGCCATCTTGGCAAAGGCGGCATCGGTGGCGCCGGTGACGTTGCCCATGGCCTTGACGGTTTCGGCAAACTTCTCGGCCTGCGGTCCGGCCAGGGTGGCGGCGGCGGTGAAGGCGCCAATGTCGCCAAAAAGCACTTTCATCTGCTCGGCGCTGCCGCCGGTGGCGGCCGATACCTTTTGCAGCAACCCGGCCAGGCCGTCGGCCTTGAGGCCGGCCGCGCCCCAGGTGATGCCCAGGCTTTCGGCCAGCTCCTTTGCGTCCTTGCTCGGGCTGAGGATGTTGCTGATGGCGCCGCGCAGGTATTCAATGGACTCGGCCGGCTTGATGCCGCTGGCGGTGAGAACCGCAATGGCGGCGCCAATTTCCTCCAGCGACACGCCGGCGATCTTGGCCACCGGCGCCACCTTGGCGAAGCTGGCCGCCAGGTCGTTCATGCTGATGTCGCCGTCGTCGATGATCTTGAAGAACAGGTCGCTCAGCTTGCCGGCGTCGCCGATCTGCATGCCGTAGCTGTTCAGCGTGCTGACCAATACCTTGGTGGTGCTGTCCAGATCCGCCCGGGTGGCCACGGCCAGTCGCTCGGCGGTGGCGATGAGGTCGAGCGACTTGCTCCAGTCCACACCAGATCCGATGGCGGCGCTAAGGGCCGATGTGATCTCTGCCAGCGGCTTGGTGCTGGTGCTGGCGTATTGCAGGATGGCGTCGCGAAACTTGGCCAGGTCTTCATCCGACGCCGTGATGATGGTGGTGATCTGGCGAAAGTTGGTGTCAAAGTCTCCAGCGGCCTTGACGCTGAAGGCCAGGATGGCGGTGCCTGCGGCCAGCAGGCCGGCTTCCAGCTTCACCGCGCTGGTGGTGAAGTCGGCGATGGGCTGGGTGGCGGTCTGCACGCCACCGGCGAACGATTCCAGGTTGCGCAGCGCGGCCTGCGTGGCCGCCTGCGTCTTGTCGACCCCGTTGAAGATGAGGTCGATGGTCTTGGATGCGTCTGCCACGGGTCAGGCCTTTGTGTGTGTTTCAGCGGTTGGCGCGCTTGTGCGCTTCGGCGCGCTCGGCGTAGAACAGGCCCCAGAGGTGTTCTTCGAGCGGGGTCAGGTGGCCCTCGGGGAAGATGTCGGGGCGCAGCTCGTACAGCATCTTGTGCGCGCGTTCGGCCAGCGCCAGGGCCAGCTTTACCCGTCCGTCTGCCCAGAGGGCCTGGGCTTTCCCAGTTCACCCCCTTGCACGAAAAGCTGTTCGACCTCGTTGACCAGCCTGAAAAACGTGGCCGGGTGGGTTTCGGACAGGCGCACCACAACGTCGCGGTGCGCCGTGCCGATGGCCGGCGACACGCTGGCCATAGCCACCATCTCCAGCTTCTTGCTGAATTCGCCCGGGGTCTGCTCGGCCACGGCGCGCAGGGCGTCCACGCTGCCTTCGCCGCCGCTCAAGGCCTTGGACAGGGCCTCGTGCAAACGGCGCACGGCTTCGTTCTGGGCCTCGGCGCAGCGGTAGAACTCCAGCGCCGTCAAGCTGCGCACGGTCCACACCGCCGGCTCGCCTTCGTCGAACAGGCCCCAGTCGGCCAGCTCGGGCACCGGCACGTCGCGCGTGCGGGGCCGGGTCTGCTGGCTGGCGAACTTGTCGAGGTTCATGCGGCAGGCCCGTGCAATCAGGCGGCGACGTCGAGCGACGCGGCGGACGGCGTGACGGTGCAGGCGGCCGTGGGGTTGCCGCTGGCCGGGTTGCTGCGGCTGACGCCCAGGATGCCCTGCGTCAACTGCTTGGGCACGGTCTTGTCGCGGTCCGGGCGGAACTCGATCCAGAGGTTCTGGCCCTTCTTGGCAATGAAGGCGTCGGTGATGCCGTCGCGCAGCTGCGCGGTGAAGCTGGCCTGCCCCAGCGAGCTGCTGGCAGAGCCGACCGGGCCGTCGTAGGTGTCGGTGCTGTTGATGCTGTAGGTGGACTCAGCAGGCACCCAGTCGGCGGTCTGCGGGATGGGCGCGAACAGCGGCGTGCTGCCCTTGATGTAGACCTTTTTGGCCACGCTGCCGGTGTGGATCAGCGGGAGCGCGTCGGCGAAGGTGATCTCGCCCAGGCCGTAGTCCACCGAATACACCGGGTAACCGCTGGACTCCACATGTGTGCCGACGACCTGGTAAATCTCGGCAGCGGCCACGGCGGCGGCGGCGCTGGTGGTCATGCGGACCTGGCCGATCTCGATGCTGCCCACGGGGATGAAGGGCGGGCCGCCGGCGGCGCCGCGGGTTTCCACGAAGGTGGTGTCGGCGCCATCGGTGCCGGCGACCACGGCGATGGCCGCGCTGGACGTGACGGTGACGCTGCAAATCTTGGCCACGTTGGTGGCCGGGCGCGTGACGGTGGGCGTGGCCGCTGCCACAGACACCACACCGGCCGCACTGGCGCCGGTGGCGGCGGCCATGCTGGCGGTCAGCGCGGCCACGTTGATGGTGTTGTTGGTGGCGTGGGTGCTGATGGCACCGCCGGTCAGCAGGCCATAGGGGGCGATGGTGGCCTCGGCGCCGGCCACGTCGGACAACGGGGCGAAGGATGCGCCGAAGGTGGTGGCGTCGCCGCTGTCGGTCATGGCCTCGAAGGGGTAGGCGGTCTGGCCGGCCTCGTAACGGATGATGGGTGCGCCCATGATGGTCTTCCTCGGGTGGTGGGTGGATGGGGTGGTGGTGTGGCGGGTTAAACGAACTCAAGCGCGGCCGGATCGCCGCGCACATGCTGGTAACGGATCTGGAACGAAGCCTCGGCAAACACGTATTTGCCCAGCTCGGTCTGGATGCCCTGGCCGGTCAGCGTGATGCCCTGCGCCAGGCCGCCAAATGTCTCGTCGGTGTACATGGCCACGATCAACGCGGCCAGCGCGGCGTTGGCCTGGGTGCGCTGCGCGGCACGGTCGCCGCTGGTGGCCAGCTCTGCGCGGGCCACGGCCACGGGCATGAGCAGCTTGGTGAAGTCGTAATCGGTCTCGCAGTCGTCGGTGCTGTCTTGCACAAACGTCAGCGGCAGGTCGCGCTCGTCATCTGGCGTGGGCACGCGGTACACGCCGCCGGTGGCGGTGGTGATGGCGGCCAGCAGGCGCTCGCGCACGGAGGCGGTCATAACACGGCCTCCGGGGGGAAGGCTTTGACCAGCAGGTAACGCATGGCGTCGAGCAGCTGCGCCTGCAGCTCTGCGCCGGCCTCGGGCAGCACGTCGCCGCGCACGGTGTTGAACACCTGGCTGAGGCTGGGGCCGTACAGCGCCTTGATGTCTTTGCGGCCGGTGCCGGTGCGCACCATGATGCCGACGTTGGCGCCCTTGTTGAGCACCATGTAGAACGGCTTGTTGGCGCCCTCACCGGGCGCGCCCTTGGGCGAGCCGCTGGGCTTGATCTTGACGCGGATGCCGCCCGGCGGCACCAGGGGCGGCTTGATCCAGCCGACTTTTTCACCGGCGATCAGGGGGTCTGTGCTGAAGCGGCTCAGCAGCAGTCCGCGCGATGGGGTGGCGATGGCTCCGCTCAACTTCTTGCGCGTGGCCTTGGTGACGGTCAGGCGGTCGCCCACGTAGGAGGCCTGCAGGCGCACCTGGGTGCGGATCGCCTTGCTAGCCAGCGTGCGGATCTTGGGCGCGGTCTTGTTGATGGCGATGCGAAGCGCGTCTTCGCTGTTGCCGCCGACAAATTCAAACAGCGAGGCGGCATCCTTGACCGCAACTTCGTCAACGGTGACGTTGTGCGAGATCATGCCGCGTACACCCGATGTTCCAGCTCGTCGGCGCGCTGCAGGCTGTCCACCGTGAGCACTTCGCCGTCGCTGCCGTCAGCATTCAGCAAAGTGAAGGTGTCGCCCCGGCGCGGACAGTCGGCCAGCTCGCTTCGGCGCACGCCGACCATGGCGGTGCGCACACTGACCTGCGCGGCCTCGCCGTAGCGGGAGAGGTCGCGCTCGACCAGCACCGTTACAGACGTCTGCACACTACCCGAGTCTTCATGCCGCGCGGCAACCCCGGCCGAGGCGTAGACCCGGTCGGTGGCGTTGCTGAGGGCGGCGGCGAAGTTCATGGCGGCGGGCGGGCGTCGGTCTGGTGGGTGGCTTAGGCGGTGACGGTGCCGGCCACGCCGGTCAGGCGCACGGCCAGGGTGGTGACGCCGTTGCCGGCCGACTCCCAGGCGATGGCCGAGGCGCCGCTGACGTCGCCGCTGGCGGGGGTGGCCAGGTTGTCGTCGAACTTGCCGGCGGACACGTCCCACACCAGGGATTCGCCCTGCGCGATGACGGCGCCGGTGACCTTGGGCAGTTCGAACACGCCCTGAATGGCGACGCTGCCGGTGACGCCGCTGGTCAGGTCAACCAGCGCCACGCCCAGCGTGCCGCCCATCTTGATGACGTCGCCCGCTGCGTGCGTGGCGCCGGCGGTGTACTGGATGACGTCGCCGTCTTGGATGTAGTTGGTGCTCATCGCGGCGCCGGCCAGGGTGAGGCCCATGGCGACGTCAGGCGTGATCAGCGCGGCAACGTCGATGCCGACGGCTTGCGCGGAAAACGAGACGGCAGCCACCAGGGCGGCGACGATAAAGGCCAGGAGAGATTTTTTCATTTCGGGTTCCTCGGGGGTTTCGAGAGTGGGTTGGGTTGCTTGGTGCTTTGTGGGCCGGCGGGTGAGGCCGGCCCTGTTGGCGTTTAGCCGCCTGCGTTGGTGACGGCGCCGCGATAGTCCACGGCGGCAACGCCGTAGTCCAGGCGCACTTTGTAACGCGCGCCGTCCACGTCGAAGCCGTTTTGCACTTCGAGGTACGGGGTCTGCGCGCCGTCGAGGAATGCGACTTCGAGCACCGGGGCCTCCATGGCGTCGGCGAACAGGTAGCGGCGGTTGCCGGTGATGCGCGGCGTGTCCACGATGTCGCTGAACAGGCCGTTGACCACGTTGGGCTTTTGCAGCTTGTTGGCGGTGTCGGGGTCATACAGCGCGTCGTTGATGGAGCGTGCGGAACCACCCAGTCCGATCGGCAGCACCAGCACGCTGGGGCGCAGGTCGAGATAGTCGTTGCCGCTGACGTCGAGCTGGCTGGCCATGGCCACGCGGTCGGCATCAATGGCGGCCATGCTGAGCGCGGCGCTGGTGGTGATGTTGGCGTGGTTGGCGTGGAACAGCGTGTAGGTGTCGCCCATGGTCGGGCCCAGGCCGCTGTTGAGTGCCAGCAGCGCATACACATCCGCTTCCACCGTGCGGGCGGCGGCGCGGCCCAGCATGCCGGACAAGCCGACGAAGGCGCCCAGGTCATCGTTCACGATCGCCGTGCGGCTGATGTTGATGATGTTGCCCTTGGTGGCGGCGGTGATGGTGCCCTTCTCGCCATCGGGGATGGACTTGTTGACGTATTCACCCAGCTCGTTGATCGCGTCCAGGCTGCCGAAGCTGCCGGTGCGGTAGCGGTTGTGCGCACGGAAGTCGCTCACCGAGCCGGTGGCGCAGAAGCGGTTCCAGGTGAGCGCAGCGCGGGCGTAGGCGGCCTGCAGCGTCTTGTGCATGGTGTTTTCGAGCAGCACGGGGAAGTCGCTGGTGCCCTGCGTGAAGCTGGCGGCCACGATCTGCATCTTGTCCATGCCGTCGGTCTTGATGCCGGCACGGGCCAGCGAGGCGCGGGCCATGTCGAGCAGGGTGTGACCCCGGAACGGGTTGGCGGACATGCCGGCCAGCACGGCGGCGTCTTTGGTGACACCGGCGCGCACCATCAGGGCGTGGGTGCCTGCGGCGCGGATCTTGTCGGCTTCGTCTTCCACGGTCTGCACGTTTGGGTGGCTGCCGGCTGGGTTGGCCGGTGCGGCGCCCTTGCCCATTTCAGCCAGCAGCGATGCCTGGATGGATTCGATGGTCAGGCTCGGGTCGGCCAGCACGCTGGTCTGCAGCGCGGCGACGCCGGGGCGATCAGCGAAGGGTTTGAACATGGCCAGCACCTGGTCGTTGTCGGCCTTGGTGCGAGCGAAGGGGGTAGCGGGTTGGGCCGCTGCGGGAGCGAGTGCGGGCATGGGTGCCTCCAGGGTGGGTGCAGCGGCTGCTGCGGGTGGTGAAACGGGTGCGGCCGGGGTGGCCTGCGGTGCGGGTTGTGGCATGGCTTGCGGCGCCGGGGCGCGGTGGGTTGCGGATGGGTGAGCGCCGGCGCCGTGTGCGGCAGCGGTGGGGAAGCGGCTGAGGTCGAAGCTGCGCGCCAGCGAGGCGGCGACGGCAATTTCCTCGCCCACGGTGTCGGCAAAGCCGGCTGCGACGGCTTCGTCGGCGCTGTACCAGTGGTCGGCGCCTTCGAGCAGGGTGGAGAGCACTTCCGAGGTGCTGAGGCCGGACTTGGCGGCGTAGCCAGTGGCCAGCGCGGCGGCGTAGCGGTCGAGCACGTCGGCCTGATCGCGCAGCTCGGCGGCGTTGCCCACGGCGACGCCCCACGGCGCGTGGATCATCATCTGCGCGTTGGCGGCCATGGTGATGCTGTCACCGGCCATTGCGATGTAGCTGGCGCAACTGATGGCGACGCCGTCCACATGCACGGCCACCGGGGCCGGGTGGCGCTTGAGCGCGTTGTAGATGGCCAGGCCGTCCACCACGCTGCCGCCGAAGCTGTTGATGCGCAGGGTGATCGCGTCAGCATCGAGCGCGGCGATGTCGCGCACGAAGGTGGCGGCGATCACGTCGCTTTCGTTCCAGGTGTCGCCGATGTTGCCGTAAATGAAGATTTCGGCGGTCTTGCCTTCAGCGGCCTTGGCTGCAGCCTTGATCTGATACCACGGCGAGGCGGCGGGTTTGCTCATGCGGGCTCCGGTTAGATGCCTGCATGGTGCGGGGTTGTTTGTGCAAAATCTTAAATTTGTGCACGATTTGAGGGGTGGCGCGATGCGCGCCGTTTTGCCGTGCTGGGCGGCCTGTGCTTAGGCCTTGCGCTGGCGCGCCAGGATCGAATACAGCAGGCGACGGCTGATCTGGAAGCTGCGCATCACCTCCTTGTGATTGCGCCCGGTGAAGGCGCGCCACACTGCGGCGTCGCGCACGCCACGGTCGTCGCGCTTGGGGATGTAGCGCCCGCCGATGCGCGCGGCCAGGCGAAGGGCGAACCACTCCGAGAAGTCTTGCCACTGGTGCGCCGCAAGCGACGCCTGGAAGATGCCGTCGCCCCGCCGGTCGCGCGTGGCCTCGGCGAAGATGCAGGCCACGTCGGCGCACAGCGTGGGGTCGGCGGCACGCGGCGCGTCGATAACATACTGGTCATCAGTGGCGTCTGTGATCATGTTGGTGTCCGTGGCTGGTGGTGGTTGCTTCAGTGGCGACGGTCAAACGACCATCCATCGTCTGGTGGCGGCGTATTGCGGGTTATGGCCTGCACCGCCTTTCGTTCTTCCCGGCGGTCGTCCGGCGTACATAGCTCGCTGTTTCCGCCGCCTGCAATCGGCAGCGCCCATGCGGGCGGCGCGTCCCATGTCATCCGGCCCTTCGGCCCGAATCCAATCGCTTCGCAGATCGCAAGCGCGTACACCCACAAGTCCAGTGCCTCGTTGCGCTTGCGCATCTTTTTCCAGCGCCCTTTTTCGTCGCGCACCTCCGCGCGCAGCTCGTCGAAGTACGACGGGTGCAGCCACGCGGGCGCGTGGAAAAACGAAGGGCCCGGCGTGCGCCTGCGTAAACTGCCAGCAACGATGTCCTTGAAATAGTCGGTGTTCACCAGCCACACGGGCATATCTTTCATCGGCCTGCCCTCGTTGCTACGGGCCGTGCCGCGCGTCATTGGCTTTTCCTGCTGGTGTGATCCGCCCTTGATCAACATAACGCGGCCAGATAGCCCGTCGCGCCGTAGCTTGCGGTACCAGAGGTAGGCGTTGTGCGTCACGCCAGCCTCGCCCCCGGTATCCACCCCCATGCGGTACACGCGCAGCTCGTTGTCCCCGCTGGTCTTGTACGTGGCCGACACCAGCTTTTCGGTAAGCAAGTCCCAGTCCTCGGGGTAGCTCGAAGGGTCAACCTGAGCCGGCTTGCCGTGGCGGGTCGTGGTGCTGATGGAAAAGCGGTCCACCAGCCACGACTCTAGGTAGGCGCCGAAGGCACGGACCTCGCACACGAAGCGCCCGTTTTGCCCACCCTGCACGTCCGCCGTGGCGATCAGGAACCGCGCTTCGTCGGGCACGTAATACTGCCTCGCGTCCTCCAGCCTGTCCTCCACGCCAGCGTCCTTGTCGGCGATCAGGTGCCGGGGCAGGTACGGGGACCCCTGGTCGGTGTTGATCGTGGCTTTCAGCGCGAGGTCAGACCCTGATAGCGCCAGCTCGCGCAGGCCTTGCAGGTAGCGCAGGATAATGCTGTCCCACTTCTGGTAAGCGGCGGCCACGCCACCGAGCCAGTAACCGGCGATGCTGGCGCGCGGGGTCTCACCGTGCACCACGCCGTCGCGGTCCACCACCTGGCCGTCGGCCACCCAGCGTGCGGTTTCGATTCGGTTCAGGTGCGCCTTGTGCTTCTGCTCGATGAGGCTGGCGCAGTGCGGGCAGACGACGACGGCGTGCTTTTCCGCCATCTCGCTCAGCTTGGCCGAGCGCGCCATGTCCATCAAGACATCCTCCTTGGGCAGCGTGGAGAACAGGCCCAGGCCGGGTTCGGCCTCGAAATACTCCGAACAGTCCGGGCACTGCCAGTACCAGCGGCGGCGGTCGCTGCGGTTGTAGATGCCAATGATCCCTGTGGCCGGCGGAGCTTCGTGCGGTGTCTGCGGTTTCCAGTGTGGGTCTGAATACTCCCGCCCAGGGCTGGACTCCACCATGCACATCCCGCGACTCAGGAACGTCTGCGTGCGCTTCAATCCCAGCGCGTAGGCTGGACCCTCGCCGTCGATGTTGTCGGGCATCCGGTCGTAGTCGGTGAGCGCCACGTAGCGGTAATCCGAACTGGATAGCTGCGTGGCGGACGGCCAGCCGATCTTGACCCACATGCCATGACGGAACAGCTTGTCGTGGGTGTTGTCGTCATTCCCGCGCTGGCTCATAAGTTCGGCCAGCTTGGGGCTGTTGCGGATGGCGCGGTCAATGCGGGTCTTGCTGTACTCGCGCGCTTTTTCCTGGCTCATCTGGATAATCAACATGTCGCCCGGGTCGCACGTCACGGCGTAAGCAAACCAGGCATCCAGTAAGCCAGCGGTCTTGCCCGTGCGGGACGGACCCACGAAACAGACGGATTCGTGCTTGCGGCTGGCCAGCGCGTTCATCGGCTCGATCATGTAGGGCGTTTCCTCAGCCGACCATGGGCCGCTGTACCCGCCTGGCTGCTTGATCATCAGCGCGTCACGCGCGCCGTCAGACACGGCCACGCGGCGCGGGGGCATGTAGGCGTCATGGCCAGATAGCAGGGCTTCGCGGGCATCCTCAAAACGCATACAGCTTCGCCTTAATTTCGCTGGTCAGGCCGTCGATGTAGTCCTGCACGAACTGGACGTTTTCCGGCGACAGGCCACAGCGGCGCTCCAGGTCATCTGGGAGGTTGCGCAGGGACTGGGACAAAAAGGAGTGCATGCGGGCCGATGCGGTCTCCACGTCCACGCGCTCCAGGAGCTCACCGGAGCGTTTGCGGAAATCCAGCTCGGCCAGGTTCGCCCGGTAAATCTCGTGCTTGGCCTTGGCCCGCGCCAGGAGCGCGTAGGGGTCGCCCGCGCTGCCGTCAGACTTTGGTTTTCTCCCAGCGCCAGGGCGGGCGCCGCCACGCTGGCCAACGGGGGCGACGACAGGGTTTGTTGCGACGCTAACCATTGCTCAGTGATGTTTGAAAAGTTTGAAACTGAAATGAATCAAAGTGTGAAATTGAAAAACTCCCGATTTCTGAGAGTCTGCGGTCC